CCTTCTTCTCTGGGATCTTAAGAACTTCTGGTACGACAGGAATCTCTTCCTGTGCCTTTGGAGCAGCATCCTGTTTGACCGGGTTTGCTGTAGAGGGTGTCTGCTCGTACTTCTTCTTTAGATCAGCGACTTCCTGCCGTGACTTGGTGTATTCCTTTTGAGCGTTCTTAAGGCTTTCAAACCAAGCTCCTGCATCCTTAAAGTTCTCAGGAACAGTCATACCTTGGTTTCTTACATAAGCGTCAAAAGCAACCTTCTCACGGGCGAGAATAGCATCTTCTGCTGTCGATGTAAGAGATTGTTCCTGTGATACTACTGGAGTCTCGGAGGATTGTTCCATCATATCGGGAGTCTCTTCATTCATAGTGTGTATCTTTCGTTAGAGTTGAAAATTAAAATTACTTCTTCTTAGCGGCCATCTTCTTGACGGCCTTCTTGACAGCAGCCTTCTTGACTGCCTTCTTCATTGGCTTCTTCATTTCTTTCCTTTCTTTGGGTATACCATTTTCATAGCGTCTTTTCCTGTGCAAGTGGTTGTCTTACCACAATTGCACTTATATGTTTTCTTTGCCATTATCTATCCGTTTCTACATAGATGCGTTGCATCATTGTGTTTCGGGCTACGGCATTGATTGTAGCTAGCTGATAGCCAGCTCTCATCAATTGAGTATTGCCGGGAAGGTTATTTGAGGTAGATCCTTCTGCTGTGATGTTATCTGATACATTGTCTACACGCCAATAGATTGTGTTGCCTACTGGAGCGCAGAAAATATAAAAATCATACAACTTACCAGCAGTAAAAGTAAGACCTGTATCTGATAAACTGAGAGTCGTACCATCTTTGGTAGCAAACTGCCAGTTAGTATCCTGTGCTGCACCGTTCACATGGCGTCTAAAAAAGCCACAGTAATGACCAGCAGGATTATCAGAACCTACGCTAATAGCCATAGTCTGGTTGGTCAGGCCAACAAAGATACGGCTTCCTGTGGTAGCTGCTGTCTGATTATAGCTAGCATCTGGAAATGCAACTCTTGCAGAATAAAAGAAACCGTTAGCACTATCCGCAACAGATCCACGCAGAAACATTAAAGCACTTGTTCCTGTTCCTGCTGTAGCATTTGCTGTAGCAGCAGTAACAATATTAGCAGTATTTCCATAAGCTTCTGTAATTACTGGATGTGAAATAGTACCAGCAGAAGTTACTGTACACCCAAGAGCCGTTAAAGCTGTGGTTGCACCAGTAGAAATAATTACAATATTGTTCTGAAAGAACGATGGTTGTAGTGGTGTTGCGATTCCGCTTGGTCCTTGCTGGCGCAAAAACATGCGACCAGCTAAGGACTTAGCGTATACATTTAAGTGATCGGTACTTGGTGGTGTTGGTGTAGCTGAGTTTTCAAAATCAATTACAGTTGAAACATCCAAAGAGCGTAGATTAGAGTAAGCCAAGCTATTCCAAGCTGTAGTCCCATCACCAATCTTATACTTCTTTGTATTTGTTTCGTAACCAAACTCACCCTCTGATAACACAGGATTTGCAGAAGTCCAGTTAGCTGCCGTATCTCTACGGAATTGAATCTTTACGCTCATGCTGAACCTCCGTCATATGCTAGGCCGATCACAGGAATGCTAGAAGCATTACCACCCTCAACATTTGATGGTGTGCTCACTGTTGCTGGAACCCACGCAGTTCCGTTCCATTGAGGAACTTGATTTGTGGTCGCTCCGCTTTGGGTGAGCGCACTTAGCGTATGTGTATGTACAGTATTAGCCTTACCGCTAATTGCTGTATACACTGGTGTTAAGTCAGTAGCTGAACCAGAACCAGAAGCAACCGCCGCAGAAGCCTTTAATAATCGTTTAGATAATAATTGCAGTTCGTTGGTGGTTTTTTTAGATGCCATATTAAGTATACCTAATTAATCTAGCTATTGCCGAACCAATCATTCTTAAATAACCATTATTGCTAGTTGTTGCTGGCTGATAAAAATAACCGTTCATTGTGGTATCTAACCAAGTAACACTTGTTGTAGTATAAGTAGCTGAATTTAGGTGAGCAGCGTATACTGTATTAGATAGTTTTTGATACATATTATTTGCTTTTAGCTGTGCCGCTGTATACAAACTCTCTAAATCTAAAACAGTAACATTTTTGCTAATGTTTGTTGAGGTTGCTCCCCATACATTTGCAGCTTGTGCTATTGCTGGTCTGTTTGTTGCCCATGCTCCTGCACCGGGATCTCCGTTTACGACAGGATGGGTAACAGAAAAGATAAAGGCAAGATCATCAGCAGGATAGCCTAAAGCTACTGTCCACGCTGTATAGACAGTATCTCTAATTGTTTCAACATTTGTTATCCAAGAAGTTGAAGTCTCTGGGGTATTGATTCCTGTATTATGCCACCAGAGTACACGACCTGAGCCACCAGAGGCAATTTGTCTTAAGCGTAGTTCTTTTAAGTAAGCCTCTAAATATTTCTTCATTTCTACTAGTTGTGTAGTTATTTCTGTTGTGGAAGCTCCACCATTATAGTTTAGGTTTTGTACTGCAAAACCCTTTGTATTCTGTCGGCTTATAGAATGCCATAGGAAAACAGCGGGACCAGTAATAGAATTACCTACTACATTATACCCATCAAAACAACACTTCATTTCATCGGCAACACCAGCTGTGTTTGAAGAGGTGAAAGGAAGTGATAATGTATTATAACCAAGACCACCACTTGTTGGTTGTGATGTTGAAGCAGTTACAACTGTATTGGTTCCTTTTAGTGCGCTTGCTTTAAAATTGCCACCAGTTGTTGCGAATGTTCCATATACAACACGATAGTTACAAAGAACCCCTCCTCCTCCGTTTCCACCTACTAATGAATTGCCACCTAAAACACGAACACTAGGTCCATTAGCAGGGGATGCAAAAGTTCCACCACTTGGTACAAAGAAAGGAGAATAGGTAAAGCCATAAGGTTTAATACCAGCCTTTACAATAATAAAAACAGCACTAGCTGCGGGTATAGAATTAAAAGCTGAAGAAACAGTAGCTCTTTTTAGAGTACCATCATATGAAATTATTCTTCGTTGTTCGGAATTTGTATTATTAGGTGTTTCAATTATATACATATTAGTGTAAAAATTATCTACACTAGATGCTGAAGCTGGAAGATCTACTGTGGTAGCTGTTGCCGCAACTATTGTACCTGTTAATACTGTATTTGAAGAACCATTACCCATATATTCCGCAAAAGCTATAGCATCTGTATTTCCAAGTGCTTCTGCTTCTGCTAATGTTCTAGCATTAATTGTACCTTGTGTGCCAGTTGCTACATTTCTACTGGTCCAGTTAGAAAAAGTCATTGGACCAAACATACAGTTTGCTCGACTATTGGTAGTATCTTCGGTAGATGTCGAAAATAAACCTGTTGAATAAAGATTAGCTCCAAAAGAATTTAAAGCTTCAATCCATCCATAAGTATAACCAAATAAACTATCACTACCAGTATTAGAATCACCAAAAGTAATGATATCAACAGAATCTGTTCCGTTTATAACATCTCTTAAAAAGGTAGAAGCACGGCTACTACCATATAAACCAGTAGAAGAGACTTCAGCTAGAGCTGGACTTAAATAATCTACTCTATCGCGGTGCATTAGATTGCTCCTACGAAAGCATTTGCTCCATCCGATACTGCGCCACTACCTAAGAATTCAATTTGAATAAGTTCGCAGCCAAGAGCATCAACTAGAACAAAAGCTGTATCATTGACAGTCGTGGCGTTAAAAATCTTTCCATCACCAAAGTTTTTAGCAATAGTAATTGGAGCGCGGAAATCAGTAGCACCATTAATAGTAATGTTGTTTGTAGTATCGTAAGTGACTGAGCCTTCAAATAAGCACTGAGGAACATAATAAGCGGTTGCGCCTGTACTATTAACTGCTCTTGACCAGCCTGTTACTTTGATCTTAGGCGATCCTACGCTATTTTTAAATACAGGAACAATCTTAAGGTAGTTTAGCGATGTATTTGGCATAACAACATAACTTGGGTCAGAAGTAGGTGTTGTTGGCTGAGTTGCTGTAGGTACATTGATGTCGTATGTAGTTGCTACATGCAAATTATCAACAGAGGCTGCACCGGGAGCAACAAGTTTCATTGGCTCCTGCACAGTCTTTAGCTGTGTCATTGTGTGTGTATGAATCATTGTTATCCTTACTCAGCAACTGTAATTACAGTTAGCTGATTACTACAGATATCTGAAGAATCTGTATGGTTTAATAGTTGTATTGTTACTGAGCCAGTGGCAGAACCACCACAGGAAACTCCGAAAATAAAAGTAGTACCAGCTTGTATTAAAGCAGAGGGTGTATTTGGGTCTAATCTAGTATACGCACCAGAACCAATCTTAAGACGAATCTGTGCGCCGACAGGTAAAGACCCAGAGACAACACTCCACTTTATTTGCACATCTTTTGTCGCTTCAAACACAGGCGAACAAGCTTGTGTTCCAACAATGAGCGTACTAAACTCTTGGGTACTAGGGGAAAACCAAAGAAAAGATAAACCAGTACTGGCTACAGAACGGGATCTTCCCCTAGTCATAAAGGCAGACCATGTTCTGGGTGCGTTCATTTCTTTTTCTTTCTCTTGTATTTAGGAAGTTTTCCTTTTGGTGTTTCTTTCTGCCACCGGGCAGCTATCTTTGGATGAACTGCGTACATGAACTTTTGTTGTTGTCGTGATTTGAATGGCATTATTCCCACCTTACTTGCTTACCGCTCTTCTTGGCGCGAACGCCCTTGGCGGTACACATTGACTTAGTTGGACGACAGGCAGGATAACCCCTGCCCTTTTCTCTTGCGCTCTTGCGACCGCATGGCTTACCTGTCTTGCAGTCGATCCAACCCTTGCCGTTGTTGCGGGAGAACCAGCCATGCAATCCTTTCTTTTTCTCAAGAGAGAAGTCGGCTTTCTTTTTCTTCTTAGCCATTACTTCTTCCTCTTGGATTTGTTACCCCACTTTGTAGCACCGACTTTGCGGCACTGAACCAAAGCACCCGATGCGTAAGCAGAGGGCCACTTCTTGTAGCGGGACTTTACTTTGCGATAGCATGCGTCTTTAGCCATTACTTCTTGCACTTTCTGCCTTTGGGACACGATGCTTTGGAACCGCCGGGACCAGCCCAGAGATCCTTGCAAGCCCAATATTGAGCAGTCAACTTGTTCTTGGCAGAGCTGCATTTGTGTCTTGCACGGAAAGACTTACGGGCAGCGGCACTATAGTTGTGACCATAGCCTGTTGCTCCGTAATGAATGATCTTTTCCTGTCCATTGGCACAAGCTTTGACAACTTTCTTTTTATTTGGATTAGGAGACTTGCGTGGTTTGTTGCAAGGCATGCTAGCCTTGTTTACTTTCTTAGCCATTACTGACCTCCTGTAAATGCGGACATATCTGCGCCAGAATTCTGGAGAACATTTAGGATTCCTTGTCCACCATTCTGGGCAAGATCTTGCTGTCCAGCACTCATAGCCAGATTTCCAAGAGTACCAGCTACAGCTTGACCACCAGCTTGCATTGCTTGCTGCTGCATCATCATTTGCTGTTGCTGCATTTGCTCTCTCTGAACATCTTCAGCTGATCGTACCCAATTACGAGCATCAAAACCAAGTGAAGTAATAAGTGCTCTTGCGTACTCTTCCCATTTAAAAGAAGCTGCTGCTTGTTCAGGAAGATTGCGAACCATTTCACCCATTTGCATAAGCTTTTGGAGATCTGTATCACGACTGAGAGCTTGCAATCCTGTAATAACTTCAACAGTTAAAGTACCATCAGAGTCAAAAAACTGTTCATACATTCGTTGATCTAACTCTTCATTTTCAATCATTAAGAAAACAGTACGCTTTACAATAGGTTCCATCAAGTCTCTAGCAATAGCAGAGAATGCTCCACCCAAAACAGTTTCTAATTCTGAACCAATCATACGAACAGCGGTTGCTGTAACACGGTCGCCACTAGGAATAGCTGAAGATGACATCAGGAATGCCTGACCAATCTCTCTTCGCATCAACTCAACGGCTGACTGTGCTGTTCCTACCTGTGGATTCATTGTCTGAGAAGGAGAGATGGTAAAGATATCCTGCTGTCTGGCAGGAATCCATGAACCATTCGTAGCTTCAGCAACATCATCTACTTCAGTAATACCGGATGGATCAATACCTAACCAGAATGCTGAAGATGCTGCCATTCCATCAAGGAGTGCGCGGGTATATCCGTCCAGACTTGATAGATCTCCTAGGGTATCTTCGCAGTGCGATCTCCCGTAGTTTTCTCCGGGTATGCCATACCACCGTAGGACCGTTACCGGACAGACTTCGTAGACACCTTCCGCTAGTAGAACACCATCGGCGTCTTCCTTGCGATAATTCCATAGTCCATCCTCCGTTTTCATATATTGACAATAAGTTGTTTTATACCCTCTCTTAGCAGACTCAGGAAGTGAATAGTGTTGACTAATTGCTTCTGGGTCTATAAGATCGTACTCAATATGAATAATTTCATTTACATCGCCACTTACTGTACGCTGTACAGCATAATGATCTAGTCGCGTAACTCTAAACTTAAAGTCATCCATCTCATGTACCAAGCAATCACCAACTACAATTAGATTCTGGATTGCTTGATAGATTGTTTCTCTTAAGTTAGTGCTGATTAGCTTGCGATAAACCTGATAACTCATGGTTTCTAAGTACTGACCAATTTCTGCGGTTGGTTCTACACCAGAGCGCAGACTAAACTTAAAGAATGGAGTGTCATTTAAAGGCATCATTGCCGAAAGCATTCGGCTTGCTAATGAGGTTACACCTCTAGCACCAACAGATGATGTTGGCTGTGGTAATTCCATTTCTTCAGTCCAACCTTCTGGTGGAAGGAGACTAGGAATTGTTAGAGCTGAGCAAAGTCTGGCTCTATATAGTTTGGATGTTCGCATTGCATCCAACATTCGGAAGCGATCAGCAAGATTCTTAACCATAACGCCTCCTTACTTGTTATTCATTCCGTTGTATAGTGAAGAATAAAAATCTAAAGCACGAACATTAGCACCTTGAATGCCTTGTGTTTGAGTTTGTTCGGCCTGAGCTTGTGCTTCTAAAATTGCTTCTTGTTCTGCCTGTGATGATTCTTGAATAGCACGCTGTTCTTCTGCCTTGAGTCTTTCGCGTTCGCTCTGTTCTCTGGCAACTCGTCTTGTTTCAGCGTCTTCAGCAGCTCTTCGCCGCTCTTCTTCCTGCTGCTTCTGAAACTCTCGCTCTTCAGCTAAGAGTTTCTTCTGCTCATCATAGGTCATGCCACCCTGAATTTTTGGTGATCCACCCATATTACTTTCCTCCTTGCTGTTGTTTCATAACAGCTTTGAGTTTATTAACGACCTCTATCTGCCCCGCTCTGTAAGCAGCTTTTTTTGTAAACTGCTCACTTGAAACAGAAGGGTCATACTCAAGAGGTGTGTAGATTTCTTCCAGAATCTTTACCAGTTCTGGGTCGATTCTCGGAAATTTTTCTGATTTCATTGTTTAATAGTTCAATTTGTTTAAGGGCTTCCTCTAATCTCTCATAGACATCCCGAAAAAGAATTTTAATCTCTGCTGGATTCTGCTGAGTTGGTAGAGTAAGTCTTAACTTTGCTTGTTCTGCGGTTAGTGACATATTATTTCTTCATCCTAGCTAGTTGTTGTTTAATTCTAGCTTGCTGAGCAAGTAGGTTTTCTTTATATTTGTTAATGTATTGAGATTGAAGTGGCTTATCTGTCTCAAACTTTTGCATATACATAGAACGGAGAGCACCTAAGTAAGTACTAGCAGCCTCTGGGTTCTTGTATGAGTAAACAACCTTTCGAGATTTATTTCCTCTAGCATCAAATACATCAACAAACTTGGATGTTCTAGTTGGAGAAGCTACATAAGCTTTCCAATCAAAGGATGGATTGTCGCTGGTAATAAAACCTTGGACAGCATCTTGCTGTGTCTTTAACATGTCTTGATAATACAAGTCAAATACAGAGCGTGTCTTTAATCGGTCTTGCTCTTCAGTAAAAGCTTTGATCTTTTTCTGTTGTTCTTCAAAAGCAAGATTTGCTTGTCGAGTCTGCTCCATTTTTTTCTGAGCTTCTTGCTCAGCAAAGGTCGCAGCATTAAACAGATAAAAAGCTTTGTCTGCTTTGTTAGCAGTAGCAACATCAGCCCCAATAGAGAACTGAACATCCTTTACTTGTTTATAGATAGGATCATAAACTTCAGAAAAGGTTTGTTCTTTTCTCTTGGTCAGCTGTTTTTCGCCAGTTTCTTTTACATATCGTTCAGCGTCAGTGCCAACAAAAGGCATTAGGTTTTTATCTATTTCTGCTAATGCTTTTGCCAGAGCTTCTTGCTCTCTGTTTAGCTCTTCCCTTGTAGCCATATGTTACCCCTTTAGATCTATGATCTCACACGCACCAGCGGTGCATGCCATTGTATGGGATGATGTGGTTGTGTCTGTCTTTTCATAAAAAGATAGGTTATTGAAATCGACAGGAACCATCACATATGTATCGTATGTTTCCTTGGTGATTGCCTCAAATGGAGCCTGAGCATATACATGGTCAGACTTTGGCAGGAAGGAAATACCAGAGATCTTGTCAAAGTTCTCCCATACCCACTGTCCTACTGGCAAGAATTCACTGTCGGAATAATTGACGGTGATGCTTGGCTTATGCTGGCAGTAATACTCCTGATAAGCTAGCCACAGATTAAGGTGGTCGATAGCCTGTAGTTCATCTTGGGTAAGAGAACCTGATGGAGCGGACTGAGCAAAGGTGAAGACGGCTGTTGAATCTGGATTCATTACGCAGTCTTCTACTGGAACCTGTGCATCGCGCATCAACATGTACAATGGATCTTTCTTGTCGATACGAACTCTACGATAATAGTACTCGGCATGTCGTGGGTGAAGACCACTGGCTGAGTTAGCCAAGCAAGAGGTTGTTCCCTCTGGCTTGATGCAAGTGATTGACTTGCTTGGGTTGACACCCAACTGCTTAGCCCAATCAAGGTTTGTCTTGATTGCGATCTCACGGAGATTCTCAAGAACATGCTTGAGCTTTCCATAACCAAGAATGCCAGACATTAGCTTGTTGTCAAAGATGCCTGTCATGGATACGCCAAGTAGTCTCTCTTCTTCGCAGTTCTTTGTCCATGAGGAATCCTCACGGGAAAGATATGGGAAGTGAGTGAACATGCTTTGGATTGTACCGATGATTGTAGCCATCTCAATCTTCTTAGCCAATGTCTCAGGTGTATCTGAAGCGCGGACTACAACGGTCGATAGGTTGCAGAACTGGTTAGGTCTGAGGATAATCTCAGAGCAAGGATTGGTCCCATAATATACATCGACATCACGACCAGCCTTGGCTGCAATAGCCCTCATCGCATCACGGTTGCAGATACCGCGCTCTCCGCTGTGAGAGTTGTACAGGTCAGTCCACTCCTCTAGGAATTGTCCCATTGAAGGGCGACCATTATACACAGCGGAATTATTGGCTAGGGCGCGGTGTCCTGATGATTCCCACCAAGCACCACTCTTGCATGTTGCCATCTCACGATCCGCGAGATCACTGAGAGAGATCATTGCTGAGCGGCGAACGCCACCAACGATGACTGACTGAGCAATCTTGCAGCAAATGTCGTGACACTCAAGCGGAGTGAGTCTTCGTCCCTGAGCCTTGTAAAATGTCTGAACAACAAAGCGGAATACTTCCTCAAGCGGGGCAGGACCGCTTGCGCGTCCTCCGAAAGTCTTGAGCTTTTCTCCAGCCTTGCGTACCTTGCTAGTATCCCACTTGATGTGGATACCCTTGTAGAGATTGTCGATAAGCTGATGGAGCGAATCGCACCAACCCTCTCGGCTATCTTCTACGAACATTACATTGTCGAACATCTTGTGAATTACTGGAACGGTTGGCATCTTGTCTGTGCATCTACGCTCAACAGTATAGCCAACACCAGTACCACACATAAGAATGTACATTAAATTGGAGAATGACTTTGGTGAGTCAATCTCCAGATATGAGCAGTTGTAAAGGGCTGTATGGTCGCGGTCCAAAGCTGGTCCTGCGGTCATAAGCCCACGCATAGAGGGTAGAACCTCTAGGTTTAAAATCGAATCACGAATATCTGGTCGTGAAGCTAGGGCAGGAACCTTAGTTGTGAAGTAATTCCACCAACGGTCCACAGTTTCATCCCAAGTTTCACGGCGAGATTCTGAATCCATCCATCGGCTGTAGCGAGAGATGGCAATAAAGTTTTGAAATGTATCCATATCTGTCCTTCTTAAACGGCTAGTTAATTATAAACCTGTACTTCCAAAACCACCAGTTCCCCGCATAGTCTCTGGAAGTTTATCGACAGAGATGAATGGGAATTGGGTAACGGGCAGGAAGACAATCTGGGCAATGCGATCACCCTTATTAATTTCGACAGTCTCATGTGAGTTATTTACCAGAGATACCATGATTTCACCACGGTAATCAGAGTCAATAACACCAACAGAATTCTTTAGGGTAACACCCTTGGTTGCCAGACCAGACCGTGGGAATACAAGACCCACGAATCCCTCTGGAATAGCAAGGGATACTCCGGTCGAAATCATATGACCAGCCCCCGGAGCCAAAGTAATATGAAGGACAGACTTAAGATCAGCCCCGGCAGCACCCTTAGTCTTATACTCTGGCTTACAATAGTCATTATGGAGAACCATAGACACACCTTCTGGTCTATGGGTATAAGTAGAAGTATTGTAATTATTGTTATCAGCAAAGGTAGCTGAGTTTGTATCAAAGCAAGTAACTTCAGTATCCATTAGTATCTCCTAGGGTTTGTTCTTCAGTAGCCCCAACTATTGGGCAATATAGTTTTATCTGCTTGGTAGCCTTGTCGTACTCGCCATCCCGTAGGATGCGGACAGACCTAGCCATAGCCAAGCAGTAATCATAATCATATTTACCGCCATCTGCGGTCTTAGCTTGGTCATAAGCTGCCAATACAGCAGCCGACCAGTTCCGGGGGTGAACATACTTTAACCACTTCTCAGCCTTAGCTGGCCCCCACTTCCAGATACCGGGGATATTATCGGTCGTATCCCCGGTGATCCACTGCTTGTGGAAATTGTAGTCAGCGGTATACTGATCCACAATATCTGGTGTATGTTCCTTGTCTGGGTTCCAATGCCACCCCGGTACAGACCGGAGATCCTTGTCGATGGTTACGGCAATCCCCTTACCGGAAGAAGCCATAAGTCCCATAACATCATCTGCCTCCAGCCTTGGCACTGTCAATATGTCATGCTCATGGATAAGTTCCAGAGCATAGTCCATGCAGTCAGGGGTCTGCTTCCGGACATCCCGGTGAGCCTTATATGGCTCCCAGAAGTCACGCCTGTAGTTATCCTTCCTGCTGCATGACAGGGCAATGTAGACCTTCTTCATTCCCATTGGCGTCCAAGCCTTGACATCATGAGAGAGTCGCTCTTCTAGATATTCAACACCCTCTTGATCTGCCCAGAAAGCAGCGCGGTAGCATAGGATGTCTCCATCCAGAACAGCAACATCAGGTCTTTCCATTGTCTTTCTCCTCGTCTAGTAGTTTTAAAATATCTTGAATGATCTGGTCTTCATCCGGGGTTCTATCCTCTCGGGATGACTGACATAGTTCACAAGTGCAAAGGTTTCCTAGCAGTCCCTCAGAGAGAATGTGAAACCACTCTTCAAACTTCTGGGTTGCCTTGGCCTTGTATTGTTTTTCAGTTCCGTTGTTGTAGATGACATAATCAAATACTTCGGTGTAGTTCTTATCCTTGGCTTCCATTGAGTTAGCCAAAGCTTCAGACTCATGGTTACGCCACTCAGCCTGTGCTTCGGGTAGCTCACGGCTTCCAGCTGATACAAAGACTGTCAATGCCCGTAGATCACGGGCGGCAGCGACCTCATTCATATAGCGGCAGTCATCAACGATGATAACCTTCTCATGCCAAGTGTCTGGTTCTGTCTCAAGAGCCACCTTCTCCTGTTCATACAGGCTGGTAATTTTTTCTCTGAATCGCTTTACCCAATAGTCCGGGTCTTTGCTTCGCATCTCTGAGCCAAGTGTCTGGCAGAAAGCACGATATTCTTCTGGATTCTTGTCCTTAGAGTATCCTCTTGATTCTGCTTCTTGCTTGAGTGCGTTGGCAAAGGGAAGGATTATAGGAGTGTAGCCTTCATTGTAAGCATACTCACTTATCCATTTTGCTAGGGTGGTTTTTCCCACACGGGCCTGACCACTGATCATTATGATTAACATGGAGACTCTCCCATAATTCTTGAGGACTGAATAGGTCTGGGATATCCCAACCCTTGAACTTTAAATAATCACATATGAATGTTACGCAACTTGACGGTCGCTTCATTCCAAATAAACGACCAACAGGGTAATATAAAATCATAAGTTTTGAATTTAGTTTGGGATAGGAATATGCAAACTGCATGTCTTTTGTTCCTATCTCAATTTCACCAAGACTAAACTCGTAGTATTTTTCTATACCCAATTCTTGCAGTAGCCCCAACTTTAGGGCGCGTATCTTTTGACCGTCTATTACGACATATGCAAAGGGTTCTACTAAATCAAACTCAATATGAGCATGAGTGTGACGGCTCCAAGATAGTAGCCGAATGAAGTAGTAACGCCATCCTTGCAGTTTCTTGAAGTTGTAGAAGCAAATCCTTGCATTAACTCTCATAGAAGATTGGCATTCCTAGATAAGTAGCTAGTGCATGCTCAACCCTCGCTCCCTCAGAATGCTCCCATCCATGCAGCATTACCATAGCGTTGCAATTTAGGATAGCATTCAGGTCGCGCTTCATGCAGGACCGTAGATGTTCCTTGGAATCTTCAGCAGTTGCCGGATCAAAGCCTTCATCCATATCCATACGAGCAGGATTAAAGATCTTCTCAATCATTGGATTCTTAGTCCACTTCTTCTCTGCGTTATAGAAAGCATCAAAGTTGTGGTTTGGATATCCTCGCATCGGACCAGCAATGTACATAGTAAGTGAACTCATATTACTCCTTAGTGGGTTTCTGCCCAATTATTGCCGATACGATACTCGGCATCAATACGAATGTTAAGATTAAGCTGCTCACCAGCAGTCGTTGCAGCAGCGATCACAGCCTTGCCAAACTCATCGGCAATAGACTTGGGACAGCTGTACTGCAACTCGTCATGGATATAAGCCAGCTGCTTGGCTCGTAGCCGCGCCGCTGCCTTGCTAGCCTCAACCATCCAGTACTTCGATACGATGGCTCCTGAGCCTTGCAGGAGGGTATTGAGGGCAGCGTGTTCGCTGCGGACGGGGACGCTCCTGCCATCAGGCAAGCGTACCTTTCCTGTCTTAATTGTCTCAAAGCGAACGGCATCCTGTACCTTAGCAAGTGCGGGGATTTCCTTCTGGAAACGATCACGCAACTTACGGGCGGCATCAACAGAGCAGTCGCATACCATAGCAATCTTCTTATCGCCAGCACCATAAAGGTAAGCGTAGATGAATGACTTGGCAAGTGATCGGCTAGACAAACCAGCAGCGTGTTGATTGTGTGTATGAATGTCTCCGGTAAGCAGAACCTTGGCATATTCACCGTTGTCATACTTAGCCATGAAGTGAGCAAGCATACGCAGTTCAAGACCTGACAAGTCAGCACCAACCAAAGACTCGCCAGCATCAGCGATCCACAACTCTCTTGCACGATGGTCGCCACTTACCTGAGCAATGTTAGGCTGGCTGTGTGTGCAACGACCTGTTGCAGCACCCTGAGCATTGATGCCACCGTGGATACGGTGATCTCTGCTGGATGATACACGGGTGTTCCAATCTTCAACCATGCCCATTAGCTTGACTGTGTTGAAGTACTCAGTCAGCTTCTTTGCTTCGGGATAGTCAAGGGTAGCAAGCACTGCTTCATCTACCTTTGGATTTCCCTTCTCAGTCAGGGGTGGCTCCCATCCATACTTCTCATTTAGCCGGGATGCAATCTGCTGTCGGCTACCGGGATTGAAAGTCTCAATCTTGTCCTTTAGTCTCTTGCCCGTCTTTTCTGAATGACGGATGATGATCTTGTCAGGAAAGATCTCGCGCATTTCATCTTCGATACCAAGCTTCTCAAGCATAAGCTCTTGATACAGCTTGTCTCCTGCATCACTGTCATAATTAAATCCATGCTCAACTTGCTCCATTAGAACTTCGGATACACGACTCTCAAAGCGAACCAGTTCTTTGTTCTTCGTGATGAATTGCTTCTGGGCTTCGTAGATAGCCATGCCTAGTCTGGCATCCTGCAAGCAGTAAGTACCCATCTCATCTGAGTACTGGCTCCATCCACCCTTGTAATCCATCTTGGGGAACTTAAGATACTTGCCCCAAGACTCCAGAGAATTATCACCTAGTGGGTGATTGTTGATGTCTGGGTACATCAACTTGCTGATAACGAGCGTATCAACAATGCACTTCGGTCGCGCCATCCCATGCAGTCTACGCATCACGGGAAAATCGTAGCCCCAGATATTGTGTCCGATAATTACGGGCATTTCACTGAGATACTTGACCAGATCTTTCATCTGGTGTTCTAGCCAAAGGATCGGGTCTTCGTCATTGACCTTAGTAGCGGCACACAGAATTCTGGTAGCCTCTGTGTAGGGCTTACCCTTGCTGTCAAGGATCAACTCACCAAGTCCGTTACCTTCAATGTCAAGGACGCATACCTTCATTTAGTTCTCCTCTGGTTCAAAGACAAGAGATCCATCCTCTGCCATAGCAAAGCCGATCTCTTTCAAACGACCTGTATTGTGGTCGTAAAACAGTGTTGCTGCAATACCAGCCCGACCTGTCAGGCGATTCTTGAGAACACGAACAATTGTAGTATTGGCAATCTTGTGGTCTGTGTTCTGGCGATCACGCTCAAGGGCAATGACTGTGTTAGGTACACTAGCCAAAGCACCGGAGCCACGCAGATCTTGCAGAGTGATTCGATCACCTTCCTCATAAGCCTTCTCCGATTTCTTGAGCTGAGATACAATGTCAATATGAACTCCAGTTCGCACAGCCAAAGCTCGCAGTTCCTTCATAAGAGTGTCGATGATGATTCGCTCTGAGCCACCACCCTCAACATCCTTGTCTGCCATGCCCATAAGACCAGCAGCTGCTGCCGTGATATGGTCTAGGACAATGACCTGAACTCCAAGAGACACAGCCATGAACTCCATACGAGCAAGCAGATTCTGCATGGCGTTGTTGCCAAGGTGATCATAGATATAGAAGCTAGTTTCGCTTAGCTTACGCTTGGCGGTGTAGTACTCCTCATCAGTAAGATCATCAATCATCTGCATATTGATGGGGTTCTTTCCCATCTGAACTCGTAGCTCATTCATCATACGACAGGCCCGGATAGCACGGACAGGCTTGTTAAGCATCAGACTAATCATGTCATCCATTGTCTCCTGCGGAGACTCCTCAAGCATGATACAGCCTACGCTGCGACCCTCTGTGAGATGGTGCATCATAAGTTCACGGAGGATAGTAGACTTGCCTGAGCCAGTGCCGGATGCCCATAGAGTAATCTCTCCACCACGCTGACCAATCAGGAACTCTGACAGGCCATCATATGGGAAGGGATATACTTTGGTTGCGCTGACAGTCTCCGATGTATCCACGATCTTGGAGATGTGTAGGATCTCATCTGGAGAATACTGGTGTGCTTCCCAGATAGCCGACACAAGCTGCTTGGTCTGAGCATTCACAAGACACTCATTGGCATCCTTGTAGGGAAGCTTAGCAATCTTGCACTTGCCCGGTGGAAGCAACTCAGCAACCTCATTGGCTGCTTTGATACCCGGCTCATCCATGTCAAAACACAGAACAACTTCTGCGTAAGAGTTAACAAACTCTAGGTTATCACGGATAGACTTGGCTGCTGACTGCGCTCCATTTGGGATGGAGACTACAGGCCAAGTACCACCAAGCACTTGGTTGACAGTCATGCAGTCGATCTCGCCTTCAGTAATTACGAGTCGCTTTCCACCGTTCTTCCAAAGATTCTGCCCATAAAGTTCAGCACCCTTGGCTGATCCCTTCCAAGCAAACTGCTTGTTAGGACCGCGGAGATGCTGTCCGATAAGCTCACCATTGCTGTAGTAGTTGGCAATCTGAACTTCCTTGCCGTTGACCTTGGCTACCTGATAGCCATAGAGTCTGCAAGTCTTCTCCGTAATACCGCGATCTTCAAGATCAATGTAAGAACCAGTGAGAGTCTTGAACTCTTTCGGTTGAATCGTAGCAATCTCATCTGTCATCTCTTTTCCTTTTGTATTACGGTGATAGCTGCACTTGAAACAATATACATGGTCATCATAGACCGCGAGATTGTCTCCGCTGCGGTCTTCACCATTAGACGCGCAGCGCGGACATTCGGTTTTCTTCTGGAACAGACTCATTCATTTATGCCTCACCAGTTAGCAATATCATCATTGTACTGAATATCGTTGCTCACCTTGATAGTACGAACGATCTTCAGCAGAAGATCACGCGAGATAGAGAAACTAACAACAGTCTCATCATTAAAACCACGCAAACCATTTGTTTCTGGAGGAGTCTCCCTGATAATAAAGAAAGCACTGTCCATATTCTTAGGGAACTCAATCTTCATGTAGTGATCTTGAGACACATGGCAATCACCACCAGCAATAATATCTGGGCCAGACCCAACAGGAAAGTTCATCTGCAACCACTCATCAGTCTCAATCTCAACCTTATCCTTATTCATTCGTCTTTACCTTTTCCCCAACCTAGTTCGGTTGGCTGATAGTTTTTAAAAGCTTTAAAAGACAGTGCAATTTCTGTTCTTAGACTGTCACGCTGTTCAACCAGCTTATCATATTTAGCTTGAGTTGAAGTACCATCTGTCTCAATGCGACCAACCTTATAACTAAGAGCCGCCAAGTCATAGACCATTTCCTCCAACTCACTCAGGCTTTTTGTCATCATCTAGTTTCTCCAAAGCACCTTTATGTTTTTCATTTACTTTATCAAGCGATCCAAAGATTGCTTCATAGTTTTTTTCATATTGCTCACGATCAACAGGACGATAGCGATCACCTTTACCAGCACTACCATCACGCTTACGCGCTTTTAACCACGGTTTATTTTTCGACATCTCTTGCTTCCTTTAGTAATTCAACCCATCCGCGTTCTTTGATACAATCACTTATTCGTTTACGACCATGTATTGCATCATACGCTATGATTTCTCTACGGGCTTGTCTTAATAGTTCTTTTAATTCTTTGATTTCTTGGTTGAGTTGTTCGATTAAATTCTCATCCAAACTCAAACTCTCCTTTGTCGTTTGTGAAAACAATACGATCAAAGATTTCTGAACACCAAGGCATGCAGTACTTGCATGGTCTAGACATACCAAGCTTTCCCGTCTTGCTGATGCGGAAGTTGAGCAAGGTAAGTTTATCCATTGGGGTCTTAATCTTGCGGAAGGCATCCAACTCAGAGTGCAAGTATGGATACATGTAACCATACTCAACAGTCTTGGGATGAGTCTTCCAGTTATTGGTTCCGACTGCAACCAGCTGATTCTTACGAACAATCAAAGAGATATGCGCTCTGTCTCTGTCTGTAGTGGAAGCGATATGCTTCGCTATCTCAAGCCACCGTTCCATTCAAAGCCTTCCAAGACATCGGGAATTCATTAGCACAGAAGTCATTGATTCCCTTGGCTACTTCCCGACATTCAGCCTGAGCATGGGGATCAAGACGCAACTTACAGACACGGGCAAACCCATAGAGCGAACCTGTCCAGTACCACTCAGTCATCATAGACTGCGGCAAGATAGACCGAGCTTGCTCTGGGCAAACACCACAGGCAAGCAGCAACTCATACGATAGCTTTGCATAATGGATTGCCTCATCATAATGCTCTTGAGCAGTAAGGTTGTCCCTAACCAACTCATCAGCAGATCCTTGCTTCTTGTTCTCAGCACGACCACGCCATTCATTAATGGGCGACCAGAAGGTAGGCTCATAATCTACATACCGGCGGCTGATCTCATTCCAAGCAAAGCCAACCTGATGCTTCTGCAACTGTCGCGCAACAAAGATCGGAGCCTTGATTCTGAACTGGAGTGTGCAATGTGCGAAAGGACTCCAGTGATTGTGTTGAGCAAGATAAGAAATAAGTTTGATGTCTTTATCAGACAGCTTTTTATCTGTTATCTTACCACTCCAATGCTGCTCACCTTCCCATGTGCTTTCCTTATTGAAGGAAACACGGGCGGCATTGACAACAGTAAGGTCACTACCCATTGTGTCAATCAACTCAACTGAAATCTTATCGTACATGATTCTCCTTTTGAAAAAAGGAAAGGGGATTTCTCCCCTCTCCCTTTAGTTAGATACTTCTAATGTGAAGTAACCATCTTCACCTTTTGCAGCCCACTGCTTTGATACATAGAGGGATGTAATCTGGGAGTCATCCTTCCAGATCTTTCCGTTCATTGTATCAAGAATAGCCTTAGCAAAGTTGTCGATGTCTGCTTTAGGCCATTCCCTTTCAGTTGACTTGGGTTGCTTTACATACAGCTCCATTGTTACTGATAGCTCACCCTCTAGTGGTGTCCAGCTTTTTCCAATGGTGTCCCATACAATCTCAGAGGCTTTCTCCCTGAACTCCTTGTATGTTCCTGTGTAGTAAGCTCCCCATTTACCAACCCGTGGTCTTGAAGCAGCCACGGGATTGATATCAAACTTCCAGTTCAATTAGAATGGAAGGTCTTCGTCCTCAGTCTCTTCGACTTCGGGCGCAGACTTGGGGGCGGCTGCACCAACAAACCCACCATCGACAGCACTAAAGCCACCGCCAGTAGATCCGGTCATGTTGTTGGCATTCTTCTCCACGATCTGAATACCGTTGAGGTAAACAGAAAGGCTGTTATCACGGGCGACAACAGCAGGAGCAAGCTTCAGACGAACCTTGTCCCCGCCAAACGGAACTGCATCAGTCTCCTGTGCAGCAGAGTCAACGCAAGGGAACTTGCCCTGCTCAACATAGACACGGCTCTTGGCCTTGAGTGTCTTGACTCCATCCTTCTCCATGATACCGTTAATCTTCTTAGCACCAGACTGCTTGAGGATCTCAGCAAGCTTCTTCTCAAGCTGCTTGTCCATCAGAATGGTAATGTTGTGGTTAGCGGAAGCCTCACCAAAAGCGGTGTCAGGCTTAAGCAAGTTGCTCCATTTAACCTCAACAACCTCAGTCACAAACTGAGGCATCTTCTTCATCTTCTTCATCAAACAGTCTCCTTGTTGGTTTCCATGCCAGCAGTGATGTTGGCAATCTGCTTGTTTAGATCAGCAGCAATAGAGGTAAGAGCGGCAGACAGATTGCTTAGATATGCAACCACGCTGTCGCTACGGACGGCAGGAACCATCTGTTCCTTGGTTACTGAGGAAGCCTCAGTTGTTTCAATAGTTTCCATGTTTTCTCCTTTCTGATATACAGTATATCTGTAGCCCCAACCATAGGGCTAACTTAAAGACTCATCATTTCTATGTAGGGCTTGCCATCAATAACAACTCCGCAACTAATCACGGGCTTCTTGATATGGTCTTCGCCATACTTCATGGCAAGGTGCTTGCGGTCAACGCCACATCCGACATTCATTCCAAAGAGCGAATGCATTGGGCTAACTTGCCAGTTAATTCCGGCGCAAGAATGGTGATGACCAGCAACCACAGAAATACCCATACCTTTAGCAGTGTTGAAAGCAGGATAAAGACCGCCACCCCCAACACCATGATAGTAAAACACACCATCAACAGTATGGTTCTTAACCCATTGCCAACTTGTGTTATAAATTTCATTGAAGCTCTTGATATAAAAGTCGGGAATGCCAGCATCCCCTGCGAGTCGGCGCACTCTATCATCGTGATTGCCGATAGTGACAATCATGTTCTTGAATGCAGCCTTCCATTCCTTGATACATTCCATTGCTTGCTTGTACTCAGACACAGCACCGGGATGTTCCGGGTGCTTAGTATGGAACGAGATGCAATGGTGGTCGAT